GGGGCAATATGACACAGCAGGCTTAGAGGCAGATGAACTTGGAAACCTAATTTTTGATAAAGAGAATCCCCCAAATAGATTGTACGACCTGAACTTAGGCAAGTACGACGTGACAGTAAAGGCAGGCCCATCCTATGCCTCCAAAAGAGAAGAGACGAGAGAAACTCTTATCGAAATCATGCGACAGGTTCCGGGCTCTGCCATGTTATTGGGTGACATCTTACTTGAACACATGGACTTTGAAGGGGCGGAAGAAGTCGCCGAAAGATTGAAAGCATTCGCGGCAACACAAATACCGGGAATGGCTAACATGACCGCAGGCGCGGCGGCTGGGAATCCACCTATGCCACCGGGTCAGCAAAATATTGTATCGCCAGCCGCAGTCACTTCTCCGCCGGGTAACGTACCAACACCGGGCGGCAGTGGTGCAGGGGCTGGAACACAATTTGTCCAAGGAGCATCAGCATGAAAGTAGAAACAGAACCGGAAGCAATCGCCAACGACCGTCCCGCGACGGAAGATGGAACTGCTCCAAAAGAGATCGTAACCGATCCAGTAGAAGACGAAGTTGATCCAACGCTAGAGGTAGGAGATCCAGACACTGACGCTGACACTTCGGATGACGAAGGAGACGAAGACGCGGACGGGGATTTTACAGATGGTGATGATGACGATGTTGAAGGCGAGTCCGACGAGGATGAATACCAATTCGATTTCGGCGGAAACAAATACAACGCCCCAAAAAAGGGTACGTCTAAAGAAGCCGCAGAAGCATTGCAAAACTACGGCAACGGATTGCAGACATCTTACACTAAAAAATTCACCGCTCTATCCGAAGCGCACAAAGTCATGGAGAATCGTGTCGAGTCCGTTTCAAAACTAGAGTCGATGAACAACCAAACTCTTAACGAGTACGCGCAAGGTTTAAGCCTAAAAACTGAAATCGCAGAACTGGAGAAAATTGATTTAGATCCTTATCTCCGATCAGATGACAATCGTGATCATATTGAAGCGCAAAGGATTCAAAATGCAATTGCCCAAAAAACGAGACAGTTTAACAACCACCTCAATAATGTGAATCAACTAGGACATCAAGCCAACGAGGTGCAACGTCAGGAGAATGTAAGGCGTTACGTCGAAGGGTCGGCAATGATGGATAAAAGGATTCCAAACTTCTCAAAGAGTGTCGCCAAGGACGTGGTCGCATACGCTGTCAGTAAAGGAGTTCCAGAGGCCCATGCAGCAACGTGGCCCTTGAATCCATTTGCGGCAGAGACTACATACAAGGCAATGATGTGGGACAAGGCGCAGTCAAAAGCCAAGACGGGTATTCGCAAAACAACAAACAAAAAAGTCACACCCGTGATCCCTGTTGCACCGAAGAAAAAGGGCAAAGGTTCTGGAGCTAGGAAAGATCCCGGCAAAATGAGCCAAGGGGAATACGCAGTGTGGTACGCAAAAAAATACGGAAAACGCTAGGGGCTAGGAGGCCCATCACATGGCTAATACCAATCTCACCGTAGATCAGGTGACCAACAGAGCGCAGATGGTACTTCATCAGAAGCTCAATTTTATTGGCAATTGTAACCGCCAGTATGATGATAGTTACAAAACTGGTGGGGCCAAAGGCGGCTCAGATATTCGCATCAAACTTCCTAACGAGTTTACAGTTCGTAGCGGGAAGACCTTGAATGTCGAGGACGTTGAAACTCAATCGGTCACCATGTCTACATCGACACAGAAGGGCGTGGACATGAACTTCAGTTCTCAGGAACTGACTCAGGACATTTCATTGTTCTCGGAGAATTACATCGAACCCGCGATGTCCGCACTGGCGGCTGTTGTGGAGAGCGATGCATTGTCAATGTACAAAGATGTTTATGACGAAGTGTCTGATGTCAGCGAAGATCCAGCCTTGAGGGACATCCTCGACATGGGTAGTCGGTTGACAGAAAATCTCGCACCATATCAAGATCGTTGCTTGCTCTTGCGACCGCGTTCTGAAGTTGCTTTGATCGACGCTCTGTCGGGCCTGTTCTCGGCCTCGTCCAATTTGGACAAGCACTACCGAGAAGGCCGGATCGCTAACAACTTTGTTGGCTTTCAAGACGTATTCTGCAACACCATGCTTCCCAACCACCAGAGTGGGACTGATGATGGAACTGGAGATTATTTAATTAACGGCGGTACTCTCACAGGGAAAACGCTGACCGTTGACACAGGTGCAGGGACTTTGCTCAAGGGCGACATCCTATTGCTTGAAGATGTTTTCCGCGTTCATCCTGAAACCAAAGTCACCACAGCGAAGGCACAGCCTTTTGTTGTTACTACCTCCACGGGTACGAGCGCAACCAGTCTGTCGATTGAACCGGGTATCACAGCCTCGGGCGGCAGACAGAATGTTGATGCGGCTGCGGTTAACAATAAGTCTCTGCACAAGGTTGAGTCCAATACTCGTCTGATCACTGGTGTTGACATTGGTGCTTCTGCAAACTACGGCATCGACCTCGCGTTCCATAAAAATGCTTTTGCATTTGCGACGGCAGATTTGGAGGTTCCGAAAGGGGTTCACTTTGCAGGACGAAGAGTGCAAGACGGTATTTCATTGCGGATGGTTCGTGATTACGACATCAACAATGACAACATGCCTTGTCGCTTGGATATTCTGTACGGGTACAAAACCATCAGGCCACAGTTGGCTTGTCGTGGTGGTTTCATAGCATAACCAAAAATGGAGCGGGGGCTTCACGGCCCCTCAACCTTTAATCTTTTAAACGGAGAAGTCCAATGGCAGTTGAATTCTTAGGGACTGGAAACGACGAGGGAGTAAACTTCGGTCGTTCCTCTACCGACAAGATAGGCTTTTACGGTCTGACCACGCCAATCGTGCAACCGACCCTGACAGCCTCAAACACAGCTACGGCTACCACCACGATCAACGAGAGGCGTATTGATTCTATCGAAACGATTCTAGTTAATCTCGGTTTGTGTACAACCGTATAAGTTAAACCGTGTCGGGGGGCTTCGGCTCCCCTTCACTTTAAAAGGATCTTCATGAGTTTTTATTTTACGGACAAAGGACTGCCGAAGGAAAAAGGGAAACGGAAAGTTTGTCTTGCTACTACGGTATACGATTGTATTGAGCCAGCGTATACGTTTGCGATGTCTAAGTGCCGGGAGGTTCTGCACAAGCGAGGTATACAGACGGCTTATTTTTTATTGCAAGGTAATTGTCATGTGGATGACGCGAGGAACTCAATTGTTAAAGAGTTTCTGCATTCCGACTGTGATGAATTAATTTTCATAGATGCTGATTCGGGCTGGGAGCCGAAAGATCTGGTGCGAATTTGTAAGCACGATGTGGATGTTGTTGGTGGGGTTGTCCCTTACAGAGCGGAGAACAGAAAGGCCATGCCTGTCCGTATGGCGGTGGGCGTTAACGGGCCTGATGATCGCGGACTGATGAAGGTGGACGGTCTGGGAACAGCCTTCCTGCGGATACAGCGCAAGGTGCTGGAGAAACTATTCGACCAAGCCGACAAGCACAACACCGAGTTCGGCAAGGGAGAGAAGACCGCAATTATTTTTGAAAGAACATTCGCTGATGGTATCAGGTTCGGCGGTGATTTAAGTTTTTGTAATAAAGCCAGAGCCGCAGGGTTTGAATGTTATGCAGACTTTGAGATGATACTCACCCATGTTGGCAAGACCGTGTTCCGGGGCAGTCTGGGTCAGACTTTAAGACGGGCCAACAGCGCAACGGTTGCCCATGTCGCGAAGATATTAGGGGACAAAGCTGAAACGATTGAAACGATAGAAGAGTTGGTGATAGCTATCGGGAATTCTTATTCAATGGACGTGCCGGGTTTGACCACGCTGATGTTGTTGGCGAGAAAAGCTGACGGCCCTATCCTTGAAGCAGGGAGTGGCCTGTCAACCCTTGTCATGGCGGCGGCGAACCCAGACCAGATAGTGTATTGCCTTGAACATGATGAAGGTTATGCAAAAAAACTCAGAAGCTGGGCGAACTCTGCGGGGTTGACCAATATTGGCCTGTGCCTATGTCCTATCAAAGACGGGTGGTACGACTTGGAGGAGATGGACGGCTTGCCTGAACATTTTTCTCTTGCACTTGTCGATGGGCCACCACAGACTGAAGCGAGTCGGATGCCATTCTTTGAGCAAGGGTTCGCTGACAGGTGCGACACTGTTGTTTGCGACGACGCAGGCACACATGGCTACGCGGACAAATTAAATGAGTGGGCCGATCTGAAAGGCAGGACATTCAATCAGATTGACCCTCGCATGGTTATCATTGGAGAAACGGAGACGGTAGAATGTCTTTCCTGACAATAGCTCAAGATGTTTTAATCGCGGTTGACTTTCCATCTCCGTCGAATGCTTTCGCCAACAACGACCCGGCAGTAAAAAAAGTGAGACGATCTATCGAGTCATCTTCCTACGCCCTTGCAAGAGTTAATGCGTGGAAGACGATGCGCGGGGAACAAACATTCACGTCACTGGCGGCAGAAGTGCAGACAGGAATATTGCCAGCCGGGTTCGACCGATTCATACCTGAAACATTTTGGAACCGCACAGATAAAAATTTAGTTATAGGGCCGATCACAGAGGTTGAGTGGGCAAGCCTTAAAGCGTATGGATACGCTGACACCTCAAGACCCAAATTCATTCAACGTGGCAACACTGTGGCCTCATCCATCCTGATGATACCCGCGCCGTCGGCTGGGAAGACCTTTGCGTTTTCTTATGTGAATAGTTATTTCTGCCAGTCCTCTAGTGGGACAGCGCAGTCGGCATGGGCGGCAGATACGGATGTGGCAAGACTTAACCCAGAGCTTGTAACGCTCGGCGCGATCTCTGACTTCCTCTGGATGGAAGGCATGAACCATGAGAAGGCCGACAGTGATTTTGAAGATCTATTTAATCTACTTGTAAAAAATGATAACCCTAGAGCTAGGGCAATGTCCTGCGGAGATATTTTCGGATCACGAAGACATTTCACGGGATCGCCTGCTTCAACGGGAAACTATAACATGACATCTTAGGAGAAGAATGATGCCAAACTTTATGCAAGGCGGTATGTTCGGGCCGAGCGGTGGAATGCAGGGACAGGGTCAACTCACCGACGAAGAGATGAGGTTGCTGACCCAAGGTAATCGGCTGGCAGGCACGGGAATTAGTGGGCAGATGCCACAATATAATCAGGCTCCAGCAGGTGGCCCTCCTCCTCCGCAGACAATTGGCGGGGCAGGCCAAGGCATAGATCCCAACATGATTGGTGGCGGGGCGCAGGGCGGCCTTGACGGCATGAACTTCGGTGAGGGAGCTATTACTGGCGGGATGGGCCAAGGCCAAGAGGCTTTAAATATGATGGTTCAAAAGGGTATGCGAGATGAAGAGATGGCAAAAATGTTAGCCCAAATGGCGGCAATGCAAGGTTCAGTACCGGGCGGTGGCGCAGACTATCAATTTGGGGGGGCAGGTGCTGGGGGGATGGCACAGGATGGGATGACGTTTGTAAGATGATAATCGCAAAACGCAGAAAGGCTGGACGGAAAAAATACGCTTCAAAACGTGCCAACATCCAGACCATACCTTCGCCAACGGGGGGTTGGGATACACGGCAGGCGGTAAGCGCAATGCCTCCGACCAATGCCGTGTTGCTCGACAATTGGTTCCCTGAAACGGAGAAGGTAACACTTCGCGGCGGTTCTGAGGCTTATGCTACTGGACTTGGCGGATCTGCGGAGCCTGTCGAAACATTGATGGAGTACAACAAGCTCGACGGGACGAATGAACTCTTCGGGGTTTGCGGTGCGGAGATTTACGATGTCACTTCAGCGGGTGCGGTAGGGGCGGCAGTGGTATCGACTCTCACTAATGCGCGGTTCCAGTATGTAAACATGGGAACCAGTGGCGGACAGTTTCTTCTCTGCTTTAACGGCGCGGACACTCCGAAACTTTATAACGGGTCAACGTGGGCCAACGCCGCTATGGCAGGCCCGACCATTGCAAATTGTATCTGGTGCAACACTCACCATCGTCGGCTTTGGATCGGAGAAAAAGATTCTCTCTCTGGATGGTACGGTGGCCCGAATGCAATCACCGGAACTTTTGTAGAGTTCTCGCTCTCTGGGGTTTTCTCCAAAGGCGGATACATCGCTGGCATGGGAACATGGACACGAGACTCAGGTGAAGGCTCAGAGGATCTCGCGGCATTCGTAAGTAGCGAAGGGCAGGTAGCTTTGTTCAACGGGATAGACCCATCCACTGCGGCGGACTGGCAGTTGATCGGTGTGTTCCAGATTGGGCGACCTATCGGCAGACGCTTCATGATCAAAGCTGGCGCGGATCTCGTCCTGATAACTACGGACGGATTTGTTTCTCTCGGTGCGATCCTTGCGCTGGACAGATCCCAAGCAGAGATGGCATCTATCTCAGCCCAGATAAATGACGCAGTGAATAACGCGGTAAGAACGTATGGCACTCAATTCGGATGGGAAGCTATTTTGTATTCTCAAGGGCAACAATTAATTTTCAACATTCCTATTTCTGGGACAGAAAAGCATCAGTACGTTTTCAATACGCTCACGCAGGCTCCGTGTCGGTTTAAGGGCTTAGAGGCAGTGACTTGGGGCTTGAAGGGTGACGACATTTTTATGGGCATGGAAGACGGCACAGTCGATAAATACGATGGTGACGATGTAACTTCCGACACTGGTGGCGTTGCGATTAGTGGCGACGGCGTTGCGGCATTTAATTATTTTGGTTCGCCCAATATGGAAAAGCAATTCCAAGCGGTCGAGCCTATCTTTGAATCAATAGGCAACCCGGTTATCGCTACCGATATGAATGTGGACTTCCAGATAAGAGCCGCGACAGGTACTGCTGTAGCTGGGCCGACGCATGTCGGAATATGGGGAACTGCAAAGTGGGGCGTGGATCTCTGGGGAGAAGCTCCGCAGGTTTTTAGAGGGTGGCGCGGTGCGATGAAAAAAGGATTCGCTGGATCACTGCGGGTCAGAATAGAAACCACGGTAAGCAAGCCGTCATGGTTGGCGACGCGGTATCGTTATAACCCGAGTAGAAGCTCATGAACTTTCAGGAATTAATGGGGATGGCGCGAGATCCAAACACTCTGGAGAAGCCTATGTCTTTTAAGGAGTGGTGGCGTTTGACCCCAGACCAGTTGAAAAAACGTGACGACGAAGCCAAAGGGACAACGGAGAGGGTGACGAGAAAAATTCTCTCAAAGTACAATCCGCCGGGGATGATGATCGTGGCGCAGACATCCAAGCTGGCGAAGAAGGGTGTCGAAGCGTATGCACAGAGCCTGCTGGCAGAAGGCATGGACGAAAAAGATATATGGGAATCGTCCTTCGACAAGTTCGGGCAGGGGGCATACTACGACCGCTTAGATGATGCGTGGAAGATAATGGTTCCAACTCCAGATGCGAAGTTCAACAAAGAAACATCTTTCGTGGATGACGGGCCAAAGACAACCGTCAGGAGATGGAATAATAGAACTCTGGAGGAAATAATTAAAGGAATACCCGGCCTCTCCGAGGACAAGGACATGGGGAAGATGAGGGTGCAGAATGTAGAGGCTGGTCGTGGGGTAGAAGAGTACGGAGCCTTTGATCCAAAGGCAAACAAGATTGTGAAGGCGGAAGGGCCGACCCAAAAAGATGCGTTCAAGGTTCTTATGCACGAAATGCAACACGGCTACCAAGGCAAGCACGGTCATGCTAAGGGAACGAGTCCAGAGGCGCATAGGATGCTTCCAGAAGACATTAAAGAGTCGCAGAAGAACTTAAAGACGGCAATGGCTGGCACAGAGTGGTTGCAGTACAAAGACAGGCATGGTATCGCCGACGGTCAAGAAACAATAAGGCAGTGGAACGACTTTCAAATAGGCTACGAAGCGATAGCTGGTGCGCTACCGACTGGCGATATTAAAGATGCGAAAAGGAAACATTATAATGCGCTTGCGTCCGCCGAAAAAAGAATACGGCACACCCTAGAGAGGGCGAAAAACCCAGAACTAGCATATTCAAGAGCGGGGGGAGAGGGCGACGCGAGATACACGATGAACACCCACAAGTGGGACGCGGATAAGCACAGGGCGAATTTTATCAAAGACAAATACGAGGAGAACACCGAACCTTATCCTGTGAAATTTGAAGACAGGTACAGGCAACTCACTCAGGACGAATACGCGGGGAACGAGGAGGTCTGGGAAAGCGTCGGGAAGAAAAAGCCTAATAAAAAAGTTGGTGTTAGTGGACTAGCACCGGGGCTGATCGGGGAAAAATGGAAGCCGCCACAGTCGAAGATATTCGACATGGTGGGACTGGACGATCCGTCAAGGTTTATTAAGACGGAACAGATCGCGCCAGAGAGATACAGGCCAGCGCGGGGAGTGCCGAAGGACATCCTCCCGGCAGGACACAAGAAAAATATGGACAGGGTCGCTGGCCTTCTTGAGGACGGGATACAGAAAGGCGGACTCTCTTGGTACAACCTACGACCACTCCGCGATGAGTATCTCAATATGTGGGGTGAGGAGGAAGGGGCGAAAAGATTTAAGAATTTCGCGGAGATCTTTGCCGCAGGATCACCGAGGTCGAAGGTTATCCAGAACAATAAAAGAACGTCCATGTTTCAAAAACTAAAAGAAGACGGCGTTGACATATCAAAGGTTTTAAACGCTGGGAAGACTCCAACTCCGCAACAGTTCAATGAGGGTTATACCACCATGCCACAGGGGTACGGAGACTTCGCGCATGGCTTGCACGTTCCCATTATCGGGGATGTCGAATCCGGTGTAGGATTGGCTGGAGGCGAGAAATTTGGGAGGCCCAAGGTTTCCACCTTCGGACAGAACCTACAGGGTAACCTCGCAGGCTCTACCGTGGACACGCACAACAAGCAGGCGTTGACGTTGCCCTTGAGCTTGAATGTGGCAGTGAAGGATAATGAATACGGGTTCCTCGACGACCTGAATAAGAAGCAGGCCGCTCGTCACGGGATACAGCCAGCGCAGGCGCAGGCATCATTATGGCAAGGCGCAAGCGAGATCACGGGCGTTGACGACTCAAGGCCGCTGATGCAGATACTTGACGAGCGCATACACGCGACCGCAGACAAGATGAGCATTTCCCCGCAGGCCATGAGGGACGGTCTTATCAAGGGGAAGTTGCCACTTCTTCAGTTACTGCCACTACAGAAAATATTGAAAGAGTTCAAACCGCGCCAGCCGTACCAGCAAGCACCAATGGGTGGCGGACTTAACATGATGAGATACGGATCAGGATCATGATCAAAACGAGACGACCACTGCCAAGAGTTTTATATGACCACGGAAAAGAAGTTGCCCTGTGGGTTGGCGAAAGAATCAAGGATGTCCTGTACGAGTTCGACAAGTGTAATGCGCTCGGAGTCCTAGACGATCAGAGCAACGTGATGTGCGGAGTTGTTTACCATGACTACCGACCAGAGTGCGGGACGATGCAGTTGTCCATTGCTTCATCAAATCCAATGTGGGCGCGAAGAGAAACGATCATCGAACTTCTCTCGTATCCCTTTATAAGTTTAAAACTTTTTAAATGTTGGATAGTAGTCCCGTCCGACAATAAACAATCCCTTGCATTGACCAAGCATATCGGCTTCAAACAAGAAGCACTATTGCATAACCAATTCGGGAAAGACCGACACGCTCACTTTATGAAGATGAGCCGTAAGGACTTCAAAAGAATTTATGGGAGATAGCCGATGTACCATCTGACAAAAGTATTCGATCCTTTCGAGCCAGAACTGGTTGAATGGCCTACTAAAATATTGAAGGCGTGTGACCAAGGGAAGGGCGGAGGGTCACCTCCCGCACCACCTCCAGCCCCTCCGGCCCCAGACCCTGTTGCCACTGCCGTTGCTCAAGGCGCACAGAACCGCGCCGCTGCAATTAGTCAAGCTGAGATCGCAATGGTCAACCAGCAGACTCCTTACGGCGCATTGGCATGGGAGCAACGCGGGACTTCACCGATCAGCGTAGATGAGGAAGGTATCACATACGGCGGGACTCCGCAGTACACCGCGACTCAGACACTGTCACCGGAACAGCAACTAATCCTTGACTTAGGGAATCAAGCTCAGATCGGATTTGGAGAAACAGCAAACACTCAACTGCAAAATGTTACTGATCGACTGGAGCAACCGATTGACTTCAGCGGGATTGCAGCAGCCCCGACGATTGACATAAATTCTTTTGTCGGCAACGCTCCGACCGCAGACTTCTCTGGGATCGCGCAACCGGGCCAACTTGATTACTCAAGCCTCGGTACACGTCCTGAGTTCAATCAGCAGTTCATGGATGACGTATCCCAAGGCATAAGGAACCGCGCACAGCCTTGGCAGGACAGGCAGCTTGGTCAACTAGAAAACAGGTTGACGAATCAGGGCATCAACATTGGAACCGAAGCATGGAACAAAGAGATGGATCGGAACCAAGTTGGTATAAACGATTTCAATCTTGCGGCTGATCAGAATGCCTTGCAACAGGCTAGTCAGTTCTTTGCTAATGAGCAGGCATCGCGCAACCAAGGACTTAATGAACTGGGTCAACTTCGCTCCTCGCGGGTTTCTGATCGTGACCGTGCAATCGCAGAAGCGTCTCAACTCTTCGGGTTGGAAGCTAACGCGAGAGATCGTGCAGTCGCAGAGGCTAGTCAGTTGTTCAGCCTACAAGCGGGTGGCAGAGACAGGGCTATCAATGAATTGATGTTGCAGAGAAACCAGCCTCTAAATGAGTTGGCTGCAATGTTGAGCGGACAACAGGTAGTCCAGCCGAATTTCCTGACACCGCCACAGCCTACGATTCAGGCTGGCGATCTACAAGGCGCGACGTACGCAAATTATCAAGGGGCGTTAGGACAACAGCAAATGCAGAACCAAAATAACTTGATCGGCTACCAAGCGAATCAAGCGGCGGGTAACGCCATGACGGGTGGGCTGATGGGCCTCGCCGGGTCAGGCATGATGGCATACGCAATGTAATGATTATTCACTTTAGTGGTGGAAAAGACAGCCTCGCGGTTGTCCATATGTTCAAGGACGATCCTGACCTAGAGTGTGTTTACTTCGGGGACACGGGTGATGCCTACCCGCACATGATGGAGTTTGCTATTGAGACTTGCAAGAAGTTCAAGGTTCCGCTAAAGATCATAAAGGCAGAGATGAGCCAGAAGGAATACCACGACAAATTCGGCTTGCCTTCCGACATGATCCCGATCGTCAGGACACCGGAAGCAATGCCGATCAGGAAAGAAAGCGGGGAACAAAAGATCCAGTCCTTCGTTCAGTGTTGCGCGGAGATGCTGTGGCTACCGATATACAACGCATCGCTGGGCAAGACAGTCTACCGTGGCATCAAGAAAAGCGACGAACACAGGACGATGGGCGGGGATAAGATTACAGACAAGAACGGCATAACGTGGGTTAATCCGATCTACGACTGGACGGACGACGACGTTTTCGACTACCTGAAGAAGCACAACGTCGAGCCTGCGCGACATTATAAACAAGTGAACGTCAGTCTGGACTGTGTCCGGTGTACGGCACACACGCACTCACCGACTGCGGTGGACAGATTGCGCTGGACAAAGGAAAATTACCCGAGCTACTGGCCTGAAATTGTCAGCAGATTTAAAAAAGTTGATGAAGCTGTTAAGGCAGAAAAGAAATTAATTGACGAACCGTTTGACTTCGTTCTGAACTAAAGGAAACATTATGCGAAATTATTTGTCCGCAATGACAGGCAATCTCGGTGGTAGCATTGACCCGAGAAGAACTTACGCCCAACAACTTCTCGCACAGGGCGCAAGCACCAGCCCAAAGAACGCTGGCGAAGGCTTGTCCCAGTTGGCGAAGTCCGCTCTAGGGATGCTGTTGATGAAGCGGTCAATGGCGCAAGAATCCGATATGTGGAAAGGACTGAACGCCCAACAGCCTGACATAATGAGGCCACCTAACGATGAAGAGATAAGGAGCAACCCTGAGATGGCGGCTCTGTGGAAGCAGGCGGAGACAGGCGTTCCCAACAACGGAATGATGGTTACACCCCCGGCTCCGCTTCCTGACGCACAACTTAGACAGCAGGGTGGCGTACCGGGAACACTGGACAAAATCTCTCGCTTTCAAGCAGGATTGAGCGATCAATATGGCAACCCAGACAGCGACAGAAGTAATGCTGTCCGACAAACGGATGAAGCCCTTGCTGGGGGGATTGCTTTACAAGAGCAAAACTTGCAAAAAGAAATGCAAGGTCTTAGAGAGAAAAGCACTGTTGCACGACCGAGAGACTTGGTGGCGGAGCTTGAATCAGGCATGGAGAGATACCGAACAAATCCAGACAACGAAATCATGGAAGACAAGTTGTCACAGGCGGATTGGATGCAACAGCAACTCCGAGGCATGGAAGGAAACCCTTTCGCAATGCGAATGATGCAGAATCTGATGTTCCAGAAAATGGCACAGGGCCAAGCGGATAGGCTCTATGATCGTGGTCTGGCGGACAGACGGGATGACTACAGCACTCAACTCGCCGACACGCGACAAGACACGAGGACAGGTCGCAAGTTCCAACCACGCCCGACTCGACCACGTTCTGGCGACGGTGGCATGAGGTACGACGAAACATGGAACCCAGAGACAGGTGAATGGGATAAGGGCAACAACTACGATCCTAACATCAAATCAGCGGAGGCACAGGCACAAGACATCGCATCGAAGAACGCTGGCAGGACGACATGGCAGGCAATGACGGGGCCGGGGGGTGCGCCTTCAGGGTTCCAACAGAGCAGTAGAGGCAAAATAGCACCTGTCCCACTAGCTCCGCAACCCAAGGCTGTAGAGGCGGTTGATAAAGCATGGGCAAAACATTACGAAGCAGTTTTCCCAGAAGGGCAGATTCACGATGCCGTGAAGAACTTAGACCAACTCGACAAAGTAGTGGCGAGACTGGACGCGGTGGCAAGAGGCATCCCCACAAAAGACACCGTTGACGCACAAGGGAATGTCGTAAAAGGTGAGGTAGAGAATCTCACTGGGTCGGTGATTGGAATGCGTCCTCCATTTCTTGATAGCATGTTTAACCCAGCGCAGGTAGACGTGCAGGACACGGTCGAGGAAGTTGTCCAGAGAAATCTCCGCGTAGTCTTAGGAGCGCAGTTCACCGAGGGGGAAGGCAATAGGTTGATCGCAAGAGCATTCAACCCTAAACTTCCAGAGGCGGAGAATTACAAAAGAGTGAAGAGGCTTGTGGACGCAATGAGGGGAACCCTACAGAATCAGTTGAACGCTGGGAAATACTACGAAGAGAATGACACATTGCGGGGCTGGGGCGGGACTTCATACACTATGTCGATCTCTGACGCAGAAAGTATTATTGATGGAACGCCTTTGCTTAAGACGGGAGAAGGCGGAAACGTCAGTTTCGACAGGCGCGAAGACGACCCGTTGAGTCCAGAAAAGAAAAAGCGTTTGCTAGAATTGCGGCGTAAAGCGAGAGGCCAATAATGGGACGATTAACCGAAAGAGAAGAGCTTGAGCTTTTAGAGTTGGAAGCACTAGACAGTCAACAGCAGTCTGCTCCAGAGCCTATGGGTTTCGCTGACAAGATGATGGGCGCAAGAAACGAAATCATGAACACCGCTTTCTTCGGTCAGCCTGACCGCCTCGCTGATGCTATCACTGGGCAACCGGGACAGCGCAAGGCCCAACGACAAGAGTTCCGACAAAAAGAACCCAAAATGGCGCAGGCAATGAGTGCCACAGGCGCAGTCGTCAACCCTCCGTTTATGAGATACGGCCCTTCCGCGATGAAAGGCGCAAAGAATATTATAGACAAGTCGCTCAGAGGCGCAGGGCTAGGCGGAGCGCAGAGAGGCTTGCAGGCGGCAGGCGAAGGCAAGGACGCAGGCGAGGTTGCCAAGCAGACAGGATTCGGCGCACTCGGTGGTGGCCTCACGCCACTGGTTTTTTGGGGCCTTGAAAAATTATGGGATAACACGGTCGGCGGTTTGTTAAAACATCTGGAGCCAAATTCTCAGAACGCACACGCCACTAAAGTTGTCATGGATGCGGTCGTCGCTGATGTTAAAGCGAAGTACCCTCACATGGAGCAAGAGGAAGTCTGGAAGTACGCAGAGCAACGCATGGACGAAATGGGGCCACGCGGTGCGCTTGTGGACATGGGGCCAAATTCACGGTCACTGGCAAGGCAAGTCTACGAAACACCGGGACAGGGAAGTGCCGACATGGAACAATATTTGAGGCCCCGGTATGAGGGAGCGTCAGATTTTTCCACAGCAGGATCTGGGGATGCATTGATCGACGACATCGACAGAATAATTCCAGAGGATTACATTTCGACAAAAAACGAATCTTTAAGACAGGACGAAGCGAAGCCATACTATGACGAAGCATTTTCCGCGAACCAAGAGATGCAGTCTAACGAGTTGGACTCGATCCTTCGCCATGATGAAGGGAAGAGCGCATTCAAGTACGCGGTGAACGAAATGAGGGCTGGGGGAAGGAACCCTGTCCTGTACAACAAAGAAGCCACTGACCAACATATAGAGGGCGGTGGCGCGGGGAAGATGGGTATCGGCATCAAGATGGAAGTCTTGAACGAAGTGAAGATCATGCTCGGGAAGATGGAGCAGGACTCTTATGAGGCGGACGGATTCGGTGGCTTAAAGCCGGGAAGGATGACAAAAACATACGGGGATTTAAGGGAGCGACTTAAAAACGAATTGATCAGACAGGACGCGACCGGATCGTACAAGGTGGCCCTCGGACTCGCGCAGGATAAAATTAAAAACAGGCAGGCTCTCCAAGCAGGCGGGAAGGCTCTGGGTGGAAGAGACACGGTGGCTGAACGGCAAGAGAATATTGGCAGATATTCAGAGGGAGAGAAAAAAAATTACGAGATCGGATTGAAACGCGACATCACCAAAAAAATTGAAGACTCTTCACGCGGCGGAGATCCTGTCAAGAGGGTCATGAAGAGCAAGGGGATGCACGACAAGACCGAAGCCTCTTTCCAAGACTACGACAAATTTCTTGACTGGAAAAAATCTCTGGAACGGGAAGCGGACATTTCAAAAACATACGCTGAAGTTCTTGGTGGGCCGAAGACATCGCGGGGCATGGCAGGTAGGGAAGCCACCGAGGAAAAGCTCAAAGCTCCGTTGCGGGGATTGAAGTCGATCAAACTTGGGCAACCGTGGACTTATTTCAGTGGGCCGATACAGGCGATGCAGGACTTGGGCAAAAGTTTTCCTCTCCTCGAAAACCAAGGCATACAAAAAAGGATGACAGATTTATTAACGAACCAAATGCCACCAAGACCATACCCTCAAGGGGGCGTGGCACAGCCGCCGCTTCCACAGAAATTAGCGGAAGACTTTAGATCAAAACAATTAATGGAAGCCGTCATTAGAGCGCAGAGCGGGTTCCGATATTAGGAGATAGGCATCATGGCAAGAAATGGGTCAGGAACATATAGTTTACCGGAGGATGCGTTTGTATTCGATACGGTCATTGATCAGGGAGAGGTCAATAGCAACTTTTCAGACATCGCCGCAGAGATAACTAACTCGGTTGACAAAGACGGGCAGACTCAGATTACAGGAATCCTTAAACATAGCGTTACGGTCGGGCAGACCGCCAACACTGGCTCTGCTCAAGGTGGCAACGTAATTTCTACAGAGTTTTATGAAATTGCCGTCGTAGGATCGACAGGTGACGCTGTGACTTTGCCGTCGGCAGTAGCTGGTTTGTGCGTTACCATTGTCAACAACGGTGCTAATGCCGCAGATGTTTTTCCTTCGAGTGGCGATAAGATTGATGGTGGTTCGGCTAACGCGGCGATCTCATTGGCTTCTGGCGAGAACGGGATCTTCTGGTGTCAAGACGGAACCGACTGGGATATGATCCTGTCTTCCGAAACAATTTTTTCTGGAAAAACTTTTGACTTGGATGCCAACACTCTCACCGGAACATTGGCGGAGTTTAACACCGCGCTTCAGAGTGCGAGTTTTTGTTCTCTCGCTGGATCGGAAACGCTGACAAATAAAACTTTAACGGCTCCAGTTTTAAATGATCCTACTTTTGATGTAGCAGTAAATGTGACGGCAGACGCAGGTTCAGCGCAGGGGGGCGGGGCTATTACCGCCACCTTTGTCGAAATTTCAACGGTTGGGACAACTGGGGATTCAGTAACATTACCCACGGCAGCAGCAGGTAAATTGGTTTTTATAGCCAACAACGGGGCTAATTCGGCTGACGTATTTCCTGCTTCTGGGGATAAAATTGATGGGGGGTCAGTCAACGTAGCCCTAGCTCTGGACGCTGGAGCAAACAGGATATACATATGCCAAGACGGGACTGACTGGGATACTATTGGTGGTGGTGCAACTGAACTGAGCGATGACACAAGCCCCCAGCTTTCAGGAATGTTAGATGTTAACGGTCAGGCATTGGGAGATGGCACTTTAGAGCTTCTAAAATTCTCTGAAACTGGGAGTGCTATTAATGAGTTTACGATAGCTAATGCAGCCTCTGGAAGTGGCCCCACTCTTTCAGCTACTGGTGATGGAACAAATGTAGATATAAATATAGCCCCAAAAGGGACAGGCGATGTTGTTTTAGCTGGAGACACTGTCAAGGTAGGTGATAGCGGGGCAGCGGCAACCTTAACTTCTAACGGTGCAGGCGTTCTTACTGTGACAACTGGCGGAGCAACAGATTTGGTCTTGAATACAAATTCAGGAACTAATTCAGGCAGTATAACTATTACCGATGCTGCCAATGGAACAATTACTATAGCCTGTAATGGTACAGGAATTATAGATTTGCAATCAACAATGAATCCTTCTTTGACAAGTACAGGCAAAGCCTTAATACTAGGATTTTAATTAGGAGAACAAAATGGCATCAGAACTGGTAAAGGTAGCATTACACGCCACTTGTAGTAACTCAGAGGTAAAGCTGATTGACGGGGCTAGTGGACACACTTACACTATTTTATCTATTACTATGTGCGAAACAGCAGCAGCAGCAGAAACTTTTGACCTTTACGTCGATAACGATGATGGTGGCACTGATTTTTATATCTATAAGGCCCAACCATTAGGAGCCAATCAAACATTTGAGCATACTGGTAGAATTGTGCTTGAGGGAACCGACATGCTTGGGTTTATCACTGGTGGTGCGGCTGACGTGGATGTTGTTGTCAGTTACTTAGATCAGACCCTATAGGAGCTATAAAGTATGAGTGGAATAATAGGAAGTATAAACACAAGAGGCTCGGGTCTGGTTAATACAGGCTCGGCATCAGATGGTCAAATATTAACTGGAACCGGGGTAGGCTTACCGACTGGCTTTGAGGCACTTCCTGCTGGCGTTACCGATAATAAATTTCTTGCTTGTCTAACTTCTGACCAAAACAACGTAACTGGAGATGGAACAGCTTGGCAGACAAGTTCAACAACAGCTTGGACAGAAAAATATGATACAGGTAGCGGATTTTCAAATGGGACTTTCACAGCCCCCACAACGGGAAAATATATATTATTTTTTCAGATGTATATATCAGGACTGTCTAGTGCGCATACAGAAAATAATTTTTATATTAACACATCTAATAGAAATTACTCTATAGGCCACGAAAATTTCGCTTACATCTATGTCGGAGCGAATTCTGCATTGAACAGGGGGCCATACACAGTAGTTGCTGATATGGATGCAGGGGATACTGCAACAGGGTATATTACTGCTTATAACGGTGCTAAGTCAGTAGATATAGAAGGCAATGGTAACAGCAACTCAACTAGCTGCTATTTCGGAGGAGCATTGTTAGGATAATGAATTTAACTACAGAACAACTCAATATTTTAAATCACGTTGTTGTGGATGGACAAGGGTGGGCTGACAATGCTGGTGAAAATAATATGCTGGCAAAGGTTGAAAAGTATCGACAGTCTTACCTCGATGCGCAGGGAGAGGGCTACCAAACTCGCAAGCAAAAAGAAGATGAAGTTGATCGGATACAAAAAGATGCTAGAGAAAATGTGTCTTATGCAATTAAAAGACAGCGAAGCTATCCATTCATAGGCGACCAGCTAGATGCACTCTGGAAAGGTGGAGATGACGCAGCAGCTATGAAGGTAATTATAGACAAGGTTAAATCGGACAACCCAAAATGACTCAAGAAATACGCATCCCAGTATCTAAGTTTGTTCCAATTAACCGACCAAGCGAAGGGAACTACTATAAGTGATCCCAGATGTCAGGTTGGCTTTTTTTCAGGCGTTAATTGTTTTAGTCCCAACTTACATGGTCGCATTTTTAACAGACAAAATGGTCTGGACAATCCCAATGTTGGCGGCTTCAGGATTTATAGCATCAAGCATTAGAAAGGATGCTGTGGAGCGAAAAGTTGATGACGCTGAAGTTGCCCATCATCCTGAAATTGAAGATGGGTAAAAAAAAATTAAGCTATGGAAAAAATTGTCGAGTATGGCTGGGCGTTCATCAGTGCAGTTTTTTGGTTTTTTTTGCAAAGGCTGACAGCTAAACTCGATGATCTTGAAAAAAGCAAGGCAAGTGGTGATGATCTTTCTGGCATACGAAAAGGACTCGCGGCATTAGACAGACGAGTTGACGCAATTGACCATTCAACGCAATTGCGACTTGTTCCTAGAGACGAGGTAAAAAGCGATGTCACACTTCTTCATCAAAGATGCAACGACCTCTCTGAACGCCTCTGTCAAAAGGAAGACCGAATCAAAACTATTCGTGTAACTGAAAATGAAAAGAAAGTGAAATAACATGGACAATAAACTCAACGAATTATTTCTCACAGCGACAGGAATTATTTTGGGAATTTCAGCATTTATAACTCGTAGATTATTTCGGGGCGTTGATAAATGTGAGGCCCGAATAAGTGTTCTTGAAAAAAACTTGATTGACCGCGATTACCTAGAATCGCAACTCACCCCGATCCGACAGGACTTAAATTTGATACTAAAGCATTTACTGGAAAAGAAGTAGTGCTGTAAGTAGCCATTTTTAAAGAGATTATAGTTGTTGACATTTCCCCCCATTTTGCTATTCTAAGCAAAGAAATTGATTACATTTTTTTTAAACCTCACCAAGGAGAAAATCATGAAAGCACAAAAGTATTACACCCTCGTAGGAACCTTCCAAAAAAATCCGTGGGAAATTATTTTCGGTGATTACGACCGAGAAGTCGTTGAAGATGAAAGAGCCGACATTAAAGACTACGGAACCGACTACACCAAATTTAAAATCATCACCACCTCTGACGCACAAGCCGACATCGAATGGGCTGTTTCGGTTTTAAACGCGAAGCAATATTTGGGAAATACCACTAACGCTCTGACGAGTCCGTAAGGACGAAACTCCCTGCGGGGAGTCAGCGTTTAAAATTAATCTAATCTCAGGAGATCCAAATGAAAACAGCAAAAAGCATTATCGAACTCGCAACAGAAATCCAACGCCAGAACGAATTGAAAAAAGACTTCATCGTCCCGACACAGGTCGCGGCAGTTGCGATCAATGGCGCACAGCAGATCCAGTTCAATGGCAACGTCTACGACTTGACCGACCACGCACTCGCGCAGGTTGCTGACCGATTGAAGATCCCGAAACGATACCTCGATTATCTTCGCGCAGAGTTCCCTTCTCTGTTGGAAAATAACATCAACGAACTTTTCAAAAAATTCCCCGAGCAAAGAATGATCCGCACCTTGGATGGTCAGGCCCGTGCATTTTTGTCTGACCGCTACCGACCGCTTGATAACGCTGAACTCGCCAACGCGGTTTTTCCTGCTCTGCAAAAAGCTGAAGCGAAGATCGTATCTTGTGAGATCACTCCGAAGAAACTTTACATCAAGGCGGTTCTGCCACAGATCTCCGCGCTGATACCCGGCGGTTCTCACTTAGGTGATGACAACTTAAATCCCGGTCTTACGATCAGTAACTCCGAGATTGGTACAGGTGGCCTGACAGTTCTGCCAGCCTTGCATGATCCGAAGTGTACGAACCTCTGCACCTTTTCTTTCGCCAAATACAGCAAGTACCACTTAGGCGGCAAGGGCGCGACTGACGACCAGTACAACGTTTATACGACCGAGACAAAGCAACTCGCCGACGCTACGGTGTTCGCGCAACTGACCGACGTGGTCAAGGCAAGCATGGGTGGTGAGGTGTTCCAGCAGATCGTTGATCATGTGAAGACGGCACGAGGCAACAAGGTCGCGCCCACACAGGTGACCAAGGTGATCGAAGTTGTCTCACAAACGCACGGTTTCAATGAGGACGAGAAGGGGTCTGTTCTGGCCCACCTGATCGAGCGTGGTGACCTTTCACAGTGGGGCGTATCTTCCGCTATCACCCGAGCGGCAGAGGACGTTGCTGACTACGACAGAGCCTCTGAGCTTGAGACGATTGGTGGTCATGTTATCGAACTCCCTGCCAACCAGTGGCAGACCATAGCAAACGTCGCATAGTCCTCTGAAGAGCGCGACACGAAACTCCCCTTCGGGGGAGTCAGGACAATGGAAAAAAAGGAGAAAAAAATGACGCACTTATACCACGTTACATTTTCAAGAAAAATCACAATTTCAAGTGAGGAAGTCTTGACCGAAGAGGAGATAGCTGAGAAAGCTAAGAAAGATCTTTACACGTTTAATAATGTCCCACAAAGTCACCTCGACAACACGGTTGTTTCTGTCAAGGCTTTTCTTAGAAGCTACCATCCTTCAGACTTAATTAAAGACTACGAAATCCAACAAACTATTTAGGAGATTTAATGCAAACTTTAGAAGACAAGATTAGCATCGTCAATAGGTACATCAGGAACGGCATTAAAACGGGAGACATCCCGCTTCCTGAAGCCCTTACTCTCGACACGGCGTGGCGTGGTATCCAATGTGAACTGAAACAGCTTCAGCAGCATCCTAATATTACAAGGATACATACTTTAAATAACGCCTCGTTATTTAACACCAATTAGGCAACCGCTTTTAAAACCAATCGCTCTCAGCCAGCGACAAGCGGTCGGGGTGGTGAGGATGTACAGGGTGCTTTGCCGCTCCAGCCTTTCAGTTTCACAGTAACCACAGGGTGGATCCTCAAGACACCTGACTACTCGCGAGAGGTGGTCAATGCTGTGGATTCAATAGGGCTGGTGGTCTTTTGCGCTACAACGCATTAGATTGCTTATGGGGGTGAGAGGGAATACTTGGGCCTTCTCATTCCCTGCCTTAACTTTTTAAAGGAGTATAATAATGGCATTTAATCATCCATTCGGGAATTTTTTACAGGCTCACCGGGCAGAGTTTTTTGGTGACCTTCCCGACAATTCAAAGGAGACAAATCATGACAGAAAAGGAACCGCAACAAAGCCAAGCCCCTGTGTATCCACCGCTGATAGTCGGGCAGATGCTAGAGAGACTGACCGACGATGTCGGCAGGATGGCGATTCAGTCCGCGACGAATCAAGGCTACAACAAGGCGACGTTTGTACAGATCGAAAAACAACTGAAGGATCTAGAGGTAGCGATCGCTAAAATCACGCAGTCGCAAGTTACTGTCATGGAGTCCTTGAGGTTATTGGTCACAGACATCGACGAGGATAACCAATGCTAAAAATTGACATAGCGGAGCGGGTGGCTCAAGCCACGCAACTTGGACGGGCGGAGTCGATCAAAGCGGTCGATGTCCTCTTCGCCACGGTCAAGGCTATTCTTGCCGAAGGCCACTCTCTAGACATCAGAAAGTTCGGGGGTTTTTCTACACGAAAAAAAAGAGAGCGTATCGGGCGGAACCCGAAGACCAAAGAGCCATGTACAATAACAGCGCGAACAGTTATGAGTTTTAAACCGAGTAAACAATTAAAAGAAAAGGTGAATTTATGAGAGCATATTCGGAAGCAGATCTACTATTAATTTTGGTCGGCGTGTTGCTGTTTATTTTTGGTAGCATCTGCGCTTACGTTTTATATTGTTGGAACGAAGAAGTTTTTGAAGACGAAATAATGGAGGAGCAATATCATGATTACGAATGAACAAAAAGAATTGAAAGCTGGAAGGCTCGGAGCGTCGCAAGTTGCGGCGGCTCTGGGCCTTTCGCCGTTTCAAACCCCGGCGCAACTGGCAATGGAGATCCTCGGCAGGATACCTGCGCAGGTAGAGAACGACGCGATGCGTGGCGGGAACATTATGGAACCTGCAATCGCAAAACTGTATACATCACAAACAGGGATTGATATTTTTCCCGACAACACAACCTACACTCACCCAGAATACGACTGGCTGATCTGCCATCCCGATTATTATAAACCCTGTGGACTAGAAAGCAGGACTCTGATCGAAATCAAGAACGTCGGCGCACGTCAGCGTTACCGCTGGGATGAAGGTGTCCCGGTTCACGTGGTCGCACAGGTCGTGCTTCAGTCTTTGTTGACTGGCTGCACTGACGTGGAAGTCGTTGCCTTCTTCGGCGGCTGGGAGGTGGAGATCTTCCCGCTGACCATTACCAAAAAACAGCAAGACGGATTGCTGTACAAGGTCGCCGCCTTCTGGGTCGATTGGATTGAAAAAAATATGATACCGCCAGTCTGCGATAAAGATCTTGAAATGATAAAAACCTTGTACCCCACGTCGGACAACGTGGAAGAGGCAACCGCGACACCAAAGGTTATGGAAGATGTTAAAAGTTTCAGGGAATATAAAATTCTTCGCAACCAGATGGACAAAACCATTGGGACGCTGGAAGCTAAGATCAGGTTGATGATGGGGGGCTCGGCGATTCTTCTTAACCCTGACGGCACGAGGGAGTTCACCTATAAGCAGGCGAAGCCTTCGGTCAAGACTGACTGGGAGAATATGGTTCTTGAATTGTGCGACGAGTACGAAGTGGACTCTTTGCGCTATGATAATTTTTTAAACAAGAACACAAAAACAAAAGAGGGATCACGTCGGTTCCTCGACAAACACGTTTACGATAAGGACTAGCATGGACGAATTTGACACAGGCTGGGATCTCGAAAAGATTCATGACACGGTCATTCTGTTGCGCGAGTACTGGGATCACCGCAGTCCACAGATCCCCTTCTACACGCTAGGCAAGGCGGCATATCTGGACGGAAACACCGACGCATATTTTGAGGGCGTTAAAACGGTCAACCCGATCTTAAAAGATTATCTTGGTTTTATGTATGACGATCTAAAAGATATGCTCTCGGCAATTTTGCGGGAACCTGTCGGAACCCTTCCCAGCGTTGCCTTGCCGGGGTTCCATGTTTTTCCGAGTGACCCTGTGTTCCTTGGAATGTGGGGGAACTGGCACGTCGATATTCCGCATCAAACACTAAGCCTTGGCAACCAAGAACCTTGGGCGTTCACTGTCGCGATCACCCTGCCCACTGGTGGGGCTGGTCAAGACAGGCGGATCGACAACAAAGAAGTGTATCTTGAATATGAGCCGGGTAAAATGTATCTGACAAACGGTGAGACAGTTCACCGGATCACTTCTTACAAAGAGTATGTTCCAAACGAGTACCGAGTCACTTTGCAAGGTCACCTGATCAGGGTGGACGGCAGTTTAATAATGTTCTGGTGAAAACATGAAGCTAGAAAACATCGAAGCATGGATCAAAGGGAAGCCCGAATACACGGTAACCAAGAGCGGGAAGAAAAAGAAGGAGAGAGAATTTCACCGCTACTCTTGTTTCCTTAGACTGGTTATCCTCACACTTTTAAAATTAGCAAAGGAGTAAATCATGAATGAAGTAGCAACAGTAAAACCCAACGAGAAAATGCAAACCATCACCGACCTTATAGAGATGAGGAAGGGTGAGATCGCCAAGGCCGCGCCGAAGATTCTGGACACCACTAGACTGACACGGATCTGCCTGTCATCAATCCAAAAGAACCCGCTCCTGTTGGAGTGTTCCCCAGCGTCTCTAGTTCGCTGCATAATGGACGCGGCGACATTCGGCCTTATACCCGATGGCGCAACAAACGAGGCCCACCTAGTCCCGTTCTACTCTTCTAAGAAGAAACAGTACGAATGCCAGTTCATGCCGGGATACTCTGGAATTATTAAGCTGGCCCTTCAGTCAGGATTTGTCAACGGCGTGGAGCTTCACGAGGTCTATGCTAACGACGAGTTTGATTTTAGGTATGGCCTAGATCCAATGTTGAATCACAAACCAACAGAGGGCAAGACAGGGGATCTGCGGGGAGTTTACTGCATCGTGTTCACATCCACTGGGCATAAGACCTTTGAGTTCATGAGCAAGACAAAGGCTGAAGAGCATAGGGACAAGTTTTCCAAGTCCAAGAATAAGTCCGGTCAACACTATGGCCCTTGGGCGGATCACTTCACTGCGATGGCGATGAAGACAGTCCTGAAAAAAGGATTGAAGTACACGCCGAAGTCAAGCGAACTTGCCGCCGCATTGTCTCTCGACAATCTCCAAGAAGCGGGGCTTGATCGGGATGATCCGACGATTGACATCACTCCACCAACAGGCCCAGCAAAAACTGGGACGGCAGGATTTGAGAATGCGCTGGGTGAAGGGGCGATTAATGTAGAGGACACAATGACGGCTGGCGATGATGGAGACATCCCGCTGGACGGTGACCCGACTGACCCGAGCGTTGATCTGAAGCTGGCGATCTGTGACCACTTGGAAGATATGTTCCCTAAAAACAAGAAGAAGCAATTGCAACATCTTCTCGGAACCGTGGAGAAAATTTGCGATCCTTCTTTTGATTTTCTTTCGATCAAGAATGTCGAAGGACTCACATCTAAATTAGCGGCGCAGGTTGCCAGCGTTTATTTCAAGTGAGAACCAAGGACGGTAATGCTAATGACTATGGGGATTTGCCGATGTTTGACGGTCGTCACTACGATCATAAAAAAGATGCGGTGCGACTCACAAAGCAGATGGCTATAATTTATCGCGCTCTTCTGGTGCAGTCTTCCCCCGAGGGAGAATGGTTAACCTTAGAGGAGATCAACAGGCTTTTTATCGAGCCTCTTCCTTTGCCAAGCATATCAGCCCAACTTCGTAACATGAGAAAGAAAAAATTTGGGGGGTTAAATGTGAAGGGTAGGTACAGGACAGGGACGCGAATTTTTGAGTACAAATATTTTCAAGGAGAATATAGAGATGAATGAAGTTCGGGTCTACGACGCAAGCGGCAATCTAAAGAAAACGATTAGTGCTAAAGAGCTAAACACCCAGATGTGGAAAAGGATGGGTGTAAATATCAACATGAAATTTAAAGTGGAAACGCGACAATGCTTAGAATGCAAAAAGGTTTTCACTGTGCTTAATAAGTTTCAAAAATATTGCAAGCCCGACAACGGTGACGACCTGTCGAGAGACAGTGGCGAGAGCAAGTGCGCGAAGGCTGCCTACAGGCGCAAATTGAAAGTTCCGCAAATGGAGAAAACATGCCAAGAATGTGGGGCTAGTTTTATGGGCAGCAAGTCGAGAGTGTTCTGCCAAGATCCATGCAAGGGTGTAGGCAAGAGTGAGGGCGGCCCAATCCCTGCAAGGCCTTGTGCTATTTGCAAAAAGATATATCAGCCCAAGTCTAATCGAGGAAAATTTTGCGGAGATCCATGTTCATGGTATGACACTAAGCCAGCTAGGGTCATCTGATTGAAGGAGCGAGAAGGTCATGGAAGAGTGCAGAATTTATGACAAGCACGGGAAATTAGTAGAGGTTTATACAAAAGCATTTTTAAGTAAAAAGCATTGGCTGGATTTCGAGAAAGGTTTTAGAGGGCCAATAGCAATTAGAAAAAACAAGTCTGACTTGATTAGGATTGAACAAGCAAGGCTAAAGGGGGAGGATGAAGATATCAAAGTTCAACAGAAAGATTAAAAGAAGGCTTACCACTAGGACACAGTGTTCTCCTAAAAAAAAGAACATGCGAACTGCTGAAGCGTTGAAGAAAGCAAAACTAACAAAATACTCAAAACTTTTATCTATGGAGCAATATCATGATGAAGACGAAGATCAAACCAATTACTGACAGAGTATGGGTAAAGCCGACAGAGAAGAAGACCCAGCTTCCTAGCGGGATTCACTTACCACAGGCGTTTGCAAATTCTATAAAAGGTTCTGGAAGTTCTACGACAAAGGGAACTGTCCTATATGTCGGGCCAGAGGTTACGACGGTTAAAAAGAATGATGTCGTTTACTTTTCAGATTTTACTGGGATGGAAATTAATTACGAAGAGTCACTGGTTTTAGTTATGAAAGAAGATGAGATCATGGCGGTGGATCTTGGATGACATCGAAGGGGTAAATAAAAAGTATCCGTCTTTCCAGTTTTATCCAAACGATTTTATGATGGATAGCAAAGTTGTAGCCATGCCAACATTAGCTTGCGGGATGTATATAAAACTACTCTGCTATGACTGGATGAATGACGGGATCTTGAACGATATACATGTTATCCAGAAACTAAGTGGACTTGAAATCCATTTAATAGATGACGATATAGAGATTGATATGCTTTTTAAGCACGTCAGGGATTGCTTTGTTTTCCACCCAGACAAGCCGGGACACATCACCAACCCTAGACTGTACAAGGATCGTAAACGCCTTGAAGACAATCACCTAGCAAAGGTTGCCAACGGCAGGAAGGGTGGCGACGCTAAAGCAAAGGCACAGCAAGCTAGTAGCGAAGCCCTAGCGAATTCTAGCAAAGGTGTAGCAAAGTCTAGCACTTCAGTTTCAGTTTCATCTTCAGTTTCAACTTCAATTACAAAAGACAAAGATCTTAAAACACTTGTTGTTCTAGAAAACGAAAAGTGGTTTGAGGCAGACTGGAAGGTCTACCCGAAAGGCGGTAACAAAAAACGGGCGAAGGTTCACTACCTGAAGACTGTCAAGACCGAGGCTGATAGAGAAGAGTTTGTTTTTAAGACTGCCGACTATCTTAATGGAGTAGATGATCCGACATATTATAAAAACGGTGACACTTGGTTCTGTAACTGGGACACTCACGAGGTTAAGGCTACCGCCCCAAGAAAGACCAAGGGGCAGAAACTTCAAGAGGATCGTTTCTCTGGATTAAAAACAGCAATGGAAAAAATCGAAAGAGAGGAGAACTCAAATGGAAAAGAAAACACTAGTCAGAGGATTAACATATTTGACCGCAAGCAACTTAATTCAGGAACCAAGTGAGTCCGATATTGATTTCTGGTTTTCTCTGGTTGAGGAGTATTCGGACGACATCTATCATGAAGCTATTATCGAGATGGTGAAGAAAACCACCGAGGCTTTCCCCGGCACGAACATCATTGCAAAGGTCATCGAAAAGATGGACAGGATCGAATCTGACAGAGCCACAAGAATTGAACTCGACAAAGCTGAAGAACATCGCAAGGCTAGGAAGTTGCTGGCAGATGAACAAGCAAAGCAGCGACTCATCGAAGCGTCCGAAGCTGAGAAGAGATTGCTCACTCCAGAGTACCAAGAGAACTTAAGAAAAATGGACGGGGATTTTGGTAAGTACATAAAAGATATGACAGTTAGCTCAATGGCCCACTGCGATAAGTTCATAGACGAAACTAGGAAGCCTATTGATCTGGCTGATTTTAAAAAGCCTTGGGATCAGGAACGTATTGAACTTGTCAGGAGAAAACTCAAAGCTAAAACATTGGCGGGAAAGTAGTATAGAGCCCGAGCTAGGATCAGAAGGAGATCAGAATGTTAAAGCATAAGTACAAGGCGGTCAGGACTGAGCGTGATGGTCATAAGTTTAGATCCAAAATGGAAGCACGGCGTTACGACGAACTGGTGCTTGCTCAGAGGGCTGGCGAAATTGTGATGTTCATGATGGAGGTTCCATTCAGAATGCCGGGAACGGTGTACTGGGCGGACTTCATGGTGTTCTGGACTGATGGCTCGGTGACTGTCGAAGATGTTAAGGGCGTGATCACTTCAACTTTTAAGACAAAGCAGCGCATGATGAAGCAACACTTCCCCAGCGTTGAGATTATTTGCATCACATATAAACGCACGAAAAAATAGATGGTTACGCGGCCTCTGGTAATACAGGGGTTGCGCTCTCAGGGGAACTTCATTACAATTTATTACATGAATGATCTAACTTTAAATTTTAGTCGTAGTGAATTTGAATGTTCCTGTTGCCAGAAAGGGGAAGTCTCTGGCTCAGTTGTTGAGAAGATCCAAGAAGTCAGGACGGCTTACGGGAAACCTCTGGGGATCAATTCAGGATTTCGTTGTTCCCACCACAATAGGGAGGTTGGCGGAAAGGCCACCTCTTCCCACCTCAAAGGTCTGGCGATAGATGTCCATTGCGAATCGTCGGGGGAAAGAAAAATCCTCCTGCCTTTACTTCTTGAGAAATTTCGTCGAGTCGGCATCGCAAGTAATTTTATACATGTTGACGATGACATGGACAAGGACAAGGATGTATGCTGGACATACTAACGTAGGAGAAACACATGGAAATGCTTACAAGTTTATTTGAAGGAAAGGATTGGTTTGCTATCGCAGGGCAGATAGTATTAATTGCCACTACTGTCACTGG